ACGGTGAACTGCTTGGAGAAACCAAGGTCCGCTTTCGTCACCGGGTTGACCGCGTTCACATCGGCAATCGTGATCACATCACCGGCAACGAACGTGCCGCCAGCAATCGTGATCGTCTGCTGATTGGTCGTGCGAACGTCCGAGTACGCAATCGTCGAGGTCGTGATCGACTGGTTGACCGTGACGGTCGTGAAGTCGGAACCCGTGGTATGGGTGGCGACGTTCTGCGACATGTACGTATCGACACCGCCGATCATGCCAAGCGAACCCTTGCGATAGGCACCCTTCGCCACGTCCTGCATGTACAGGCTGGTCTGCGAGCCGAGAAGGCCCCAGTGGTCAGCCGGAGACAGGACCGCGCATCGGTCGCCAGCAGGGACGCCGTACTCGTCCAGACGTTCCGGCGCTTTCGCAAAGTCAGCGTAGGAATTGACCGTCTGGCCCGGAGTGCCGACCCAGTTGGGGACCTCCTTGTAGAGCGCGTGCAGATCGGTATCGACCTGGTTGGCAAGCTGGATCATCGCCGGACGAATGACGCGCTCGGACAGTTCCTTGATGTCCAGCGTCAGCTCCTGCGACGTGAACTTGAAGTCGATGCCCTTGCGCTTGTCCACGGTGATCGTGGTGCTGCCCTCGACGACATCCTGTGCATTCGCAACAGCGCCGTCACGGACGGTGAAGTCAGTCGGACGGCGGATGGTGATCGAACTACCGACCTCATAGCCGTTGACCTTCTTCGCGAAGTCTTCTTCGTAACCGCGAAACACCTTCTTCGCCATGACCAGCTCGTTGTCGAGAATGGCGACAGCGGCCTTGGCGATGATGCTCGCAGTAAGTTTGGCGTTTGCCATTTCCTTACTCCTTCAGAGGGATAGCGCCGCTTCTCAGCGGTGCGTTGAAATCAGCCCGGTAGGCCGAGGTATTTGGCGAGATCGCCCGTGCTCATGTCCTTGACGGCACGGTTGGCCTTGCCCCCCTTACCTGTCCGACCCTTCACGGGTTCGGCGGGCTTCGGTTTGGGTTTCGGCTTGGAAGCCTGGGACTGCATCTTGTCGAACTGAGAGGCCTTCCAGACGGCGAGCGTCAGGGCCGGGTTCAGCGCCCAATCGCTTTCCGCAGAGTCCTTGTCCATCCCGAGCGCGTTGACCGCATAGTCGATGACCTCCGGCAACTTCTCGGTAGCAAAGCCCTTAACCTGACTCTCGATGACGGCTTTCCCCTCCTCGATGCGGCGGGAGCGTTCCTCCTGCTGCGCATGAGTGAGTTCGCCTTCCTTCTGAGAGACTTGGTTAACGACCCGCTGGAACTCAGCCTGCTTACGCGATAGCTGGTCGGAAACGCGGCGTGCCTGGTCCGGGTTGGACTGCCACATCGCATTCAGATCCAGTTGGGATAGCTGCTCGATCTCGGACTTGAGTTGCAGACCCCTTGAATAGGTGTCGAGAACCTCGCCGTTGATGCTCGTAATCTTCTCGACGGCGGCTTCCCGCGCTTCGAGCGATTTCGACCTCTCGGCAACGTCCTGCAATTTGCGAGCGGTCACGGACTCGGCATTGCGAACGAACTGGTCAACCTCGGTCGCCAATTCCTCCGGCAGCGCGTCCTTCGCTACTCGCAGCTTCTTTCCGTGGAAATTGAACTCGATTTCCTCGGGTTCTTCCCCGTCCTCGGAATCGTCCTCGCCTTCGGTGTCATCGTCTGCCGACGCTTCAACCTCGGACTCGTCCGTATCTGCGGTTTCGGGGGATTCCGTGTCCTCGGCAGTGACTTCCGCTTCGTCCACGGTCACGTCATCTGCCTCGCCATCGCTGGCGAATACAGCGTCTTCGTTCATTTTGTACTCCATCTATGGGATCGGGCGTCTCACGACGCTCGGAGTGCCTACGCAATAAATGCAATTCGCCGGATATTCGCCGCGCAATAAAATTGCGGCGAATTGGCGAGTTACTGAATAGGCGGCTGACCCGGCATCGGCCCTTGCGGTACCGGCGGGGTTCCTTCCGGCGGCACGCCCGGTTGACCCGGAGCCACCATCGGCTGTTGAACAGGCAATCCCTCTGCCTGCTGAATGTTCGGCGGCAACAGCATCTTGAGCCGTTCCGCAACCTTGTCCGCGCCTTGGAAGTCCATGTGTTCCATAAGCACGTCACCAATGAATTGAGCGGAACCTGGGACGGCCCGCATGATCTCAACCAACGTCTCGCGGGTTTCCTCACGCTGCGTGGCGTAGCTAGGCCCGCTGGAGACCGTCACGTCGTAGCGGCCAACCGACAGATTGTAGAGTTCGGGCTTGCCGTCCTCGCCAACCTCGCCGCCGCCGTCCTGCTGCGTCAGCTTAACCACTTTCTCCGCCTCGTCCTCGCCTAGAATGCGGATCGTCTGGCGGGCGCTGTAGACGCTCGGGATGATGTCCACGATGCACTGACCGGCATACCGAATGGCGCGGTTCAGGTTGTCCACGAAGTGGAAATTCGACACGTCGGATTCACGCTGACGGGCCAAGATGGCCTTGCCGCTGGTCTCGTTCGACTGAGCACCCAGAGACGAATCGTAGATCGACATGATAGACTTCATGTCATCGGATGCGTTGGCGGCTTCCTGTAGCGCACCCGTCGGGATCGACGCTGGCGGCTGACGCTGCGGCGCGTTACCGGCAGTCGGGTCGTACTCAAGGTAGGCATACGAACGTGTGTTCGCCGTGTCCCACTTGCCCTGCTGACCGTCCGGCACGAAACCGACCGGACCAACCCACGGAGCCTTGGGCGCAAGCGCAACCAACTCAGTCGCCGCCGTGCGCCAGAAATTGAACATGCTCTGCGGGTCTTTCGCGTCCCGGATCATCGACCGAAAATAACGCCGCCCGTCAACAACGACCTCCTCGCCCCACACAGGGCAAATCGGGATTGTCGGCCCCGGCCACTCCTCCTCGCGCAGGACCTCGTTCGCATTGATAATGCGGTTCTTGACGTTCCACACGTCCACCTTGCGGCGGCGGGACTCCTCAAGGCCCATAAACTGAATGTACATCCGGACAATCTCATCGTCCCTCATGCCGTCCAGCGGCAATTCAGCGGCCTCCGCGGCCATCTTCGCCATGCGCGGCAGATTGTCCTCACGAATGGCCTTCGGCAACTCGCCGTCAGCCGTCTTGAACAGGATCAGGTCCTTTTCGTCCTTCTCGCGCAGCCAATACTCGGACACGCGGATTTGATCTTCCTGCATCCAGTGCTGCGCGTAGTCCTGATAGTCGGAATGCTCCCAACTGGCCGGTTCGGCATCAGGAAACTCGCGCTTGAACTGCTCTTTCGTCAGGAAGTCGGCAATGAAGGCGTATTCCCAATCGGAAGCGTCGGCCTCCATCGAGTTGACATCCCAATGCACCATGAGCGGATTGGGAATGCGCTTGATGTACGCCTCAAGATCGAAACTGTCCTCATGCGCGTAGTCGATGCCGATGCGGAAGAACCCGAAGCCGCCCGTGACCGCGTGGTCAATCGCGGTGTCATAGGCCACATCTGCGTTACTCTTGCGCTCGATGGACCGGGTAAGTCCCTGAATGACCTCCGCCGTGTCCTCGTCCGCCCCGTTATCGACCGGCGAGACCTTGATGCCGGGCTTGTTCTGGCGGGCGTCGTTGACAACCTGGCGAATGAACGCCGGTAGCTTGTTGATCGTCAGGCATGGGCGGTTTTCTAGTTCGCGCAGTCGCTTAATATCGTCCGGCCATTGCTCAGACAGGCGGGCGAAGCGGATGTCCTCATGCGCGGCCTGACGGTTGTAGTCAGAGCTGGCTTCCGATTCCTGATACCGTTCCAGCGCACCCTTGATGATGTCGTCCATTAGAACCCCTTGTAGGGCGGGTAAAAGTTCATCGCGATACTCGGCGACCGAAGGCGGGCGGCCCTTGTCGCTTCCGGTATTGAGTCATATCCCTGCATGATGCGCCCCGTTTCAGGATCAACAGCCATTCCGCCCTCTGGCATGCTGCCGGGGACCATGCCGTTTGCAAGCAGATAAGAGACCGCTTGGTCTTCCCCCATTTGCTGCCCGTTGTAGATGGTCGGAACATTGGTGGGACGCCCTTGATTGAGGCGTGGGTCCAGAACCGTTGCAGTGCGCTCCGTTGAATAGGACCCATCTGGATTGGCGATGACCGGACGCCCCTCACTCGTCTCGCCAACAACTTGATCGCCAAGCGGCCCCAACCCTCCACCAGAGCGCCCCAGTAGCATGTCTGTCAGCAAGCGGTTTAGATCGCCCATTATTCCGCCGCCATCCTCTCGCGCTCGCCCTCGATGATCTCCGTCACCGCGTCAGCGCCCTTGTCCATATCGGCCTGATTGCCGTCCGCGAAGTGATGCGCCTGCGCAATGATGCCGTCGTAGTTCTCCATCGCCGCGCCGTACTCTTGCCGCGCCTGTTCGTCCGTCAGGGTGCCGTTGAGCGCGAGCGTGGCGTACTGCGCCACCCGAACGCGGTGCATGGCATATCGCGCCGCCACCATCTTCTGATCGTGGGAGGGTCCGTACTTCATGCCGTTCTTCATCCCATCCATCCTCCTGCGCCCAGTGACGAAACCACCGGCGCTGTTTCTCTACGCTTCGGTATCGGCGCTGCGAACGTGAGCGCCACCGAGTCCCACCCATCGGGGGACCGAACGCCCCGACTCCGCATCTTCTCCTTGCTCTCAAGCAGAAGGCGTTGGTTCATGTCGTAACCGTAGGAGGGCGCACAAGCGTCAGCCTGCAATGCGTCATCGTCGGGGATATCGACCCCGGCAACATCGTCCAGCCACTCCTTGGACCGCTTCCACATCTCTGCGCGGCGGTTCTTTGGCCCCGGTTGCTTCGTGCCATCCGGCAGCAACACCTCCGGCTCCTGTGGCTCCGATCCGAAGTTCACCGGCACCACCAGCTTCTTGTACGGGTCACCCCACCCCTTGAGGATATCCACGACGCCAGCGCCCAAGCCGCCAACATCGACAAACACCACTGAGGGCTTGTCCGCGTCGATCACCTGCTTGACCCAGTTCGCGCCGGATACAGTGTCGATCTTCGACTTGCGTTCGACCTTCTCGACCTTCCGGCCACGTCGCCATGCAATCGAGAAATCGTCATCGCCAAACCGGGCCGGGTCCACGCCCAGCGCCAATTCACCGATCCCTTGAACTGTGTTCTTACGCGCCCTGACAACAGCAGCGGGCTTGATGTAGCTGTCATGCCCCGTCATCTGGAAGGCTTCAGCAGCCGTCGCCGGATACTCCTGCTTGAACAGCAATTCATCGTCCAGTTCGATGATCTTGGCCCGACGCCACGCCATCTGTTCCATCGTCAGGCTGTACGCCTCACGGTAGGCTTCATCCTCTTCCGTCAGCACGAGACCATCGGCGGGCTTCGTGTACTCTTCCTGCCAAAACCACGGAATGAACACGGCGATATATTCGCTGCGTCCGGTCTCCGCTTCCTGCCAACGCTTGTGGAAGAAGTTCCCGACACCGTTTGCGGTGCTTTCCAGGATAACTTCCGTATCGTCCATGTCCGGCACAGCCTGCAAGACGCCCGCCGCGTGTGTGTCGGCATGGGGCCAGAATGCGACCTCGGACCCATGAAACCGCTGGATCGTCTGCGACCGCCCTACGGCCTTGGTGCCAGCCGTGCCGACCTTGTAGCCGCTGTCTAGCTTGTCGAAGTCCAGTTCCTTGGCATTCGCAGCACCCGTGTGCGGCTTCACCGGCTTCGGACAATGCTCATGGTATCGAGTGACCATATTGAACAGGTTGTCCGTGGCCTCCTGCTCATGCGTCAGGATAAACACCCGCTGCCCGCGTCGATGTGTGACCGCGTGATAGAAGCGCCCGCCGATGTACGTGGAAACACCCTGCTGACGCCCCTTGAGGACCAACGCCCGAACGCGCCCCGTTTCCTTACGCTGCGCCTCCAACCTCTCGTGGAGATACTTCTGCGCCCGGTTCAGCTCCAGCGGCTCGACCGCGCCAGCCTTGGTCCTGATTTTTAAGCAGCGGGATGCGTAGTGCCTGAAATCATCCTTGAGGCGCTGGCGGATAGCCCTTTCTTCCGGCGTCATTCAAGTTCATCGAGCGTTTCTTCAAGCGTAACCGAATGGCCGATCTCGCTCTTGTCCCTCCAACCGAAGTTGTTCTTGAGATTGAAGATGACCCCAGTCACCTGACCCGCGTACAAACTCTGCTCTAGGGTCTGCTCGACCCGAAGACGCGCCCTTTTTACTGTGGGGGAAAACCCCTCATAGGCGGCGTATTCCGCAAGCGCCCCACGGTCCTCGAAGCCGAGGTGGTAGCACATGCCCGCGATGGTCGGCTTGTCATCGCCAAGCGTGACAAAGTAGTCATCGATCATCAATTGCATCTGCTCGGGCGTTTCGTACTTGCGCGGCCTCCCGCCCCTGTTCTCTGACATTCCCGTCTGCGGCTTTCGCCTACAGCCTCCTATTCCTCACCCATGACCAACTGATCCCCGTACTGCGCGATGATGCGGCAGTCGTAAAGGATCTCAGGAATGGGGCGTTGATCGTGTGCGATGGTCGCGTTGTCGCCGGTGATGGCAACCATCATAATGTGGTCTATCTCGTCCTGGTGGCGGTAGAGCCAGTTGATAATGGACTTGGCCGTCGGTGGTGCGTCTGTGTCCAGTTCGATGATGTCAGCCACGGGTCTTACTACCAACAAATCCGAAGGGAACCGTCTCGCGCTGGCGGTAGATACGATCACCCCGTGACGTGACCAGTCCCGTGTCTTCAGGATCGCGGTCGTCTTCCCATACCTCGTCAGCGGTCATGCCGGGGTCTTCATAGTCACCACCGATCCAGACTGCGCGAGTTCGGTACTTCATGACCACTCCTATTGAATCCGCCCGCTCACCCCTCGCTCTACCATTCGGCGGGAGAGAGAGACCGCCGTTGTTATGGGATGCTGTTGGGGGTGGCGGGCGAAACGAGAAACGGCAGAACAGCCGTAGCCATCCTGCCGTGTCGCATGATCGTAACCATGCGGGGGATTAACTGGTGGAGCCGGGCGGAATTGAACCGCCGTATGGCAGAGGCGTATCGGGTACTCCGGCCTTACGGCTTACATGACCCAACTGAGGCGCTTACCCGTTCCCTGTCAGCCCCAATGAAATAGCGCCCGACCGACGAACCGTGGGCGCACGAAACCATCATGGAATAATCAGATTGTACGGCTCACTAGACACCGTGTCAACGGGTAATTTACAGGGTGTCAAGTTGGCGGGGTGGGGGCAAAGCTTTCTTGGTCGTCATCCCAGACCTGGCCCCTCCACGCCCGCCACAGGTGCTTGAGCACCCGTTTCTCAGTATAGCGCCTTGCCGCTTTGTCGGCTCGCGCTTTCGTCCACTTACCATCTCCCGCCTCGACCCGCGCCATGTAGTCGGATTTCTTCGCGTGATAAACCTCGCCGTATGGGCCAAGCGGCTTGATGAACTCGCCGGTTTCCTCATCGACGCGGGACAATTGCGCCTTGAACAGTGAGTCCATTGCTTGCCACGACACCGACCGGCGCGACGGATTATAGCCCTCGCCAATCCAGCGCATCTTCATCTCCGCCTTGTCTGATGTTTTATCGGGCGCGCCCTGTCGTTTGCCCCACTCATTCACCGCCAATCCGAGGCGCTTCCACACCTTACCTGGGTTGGCGTAGTTATCGAGATTGCCAGTCTCACCGATAATCATGGCGAGGGACTTGGCCCCGAGGCCCTTCACGTCCTTGGCCCACGCATCCCAGACTGGCAACTGCTTGCCTAGTTTCTCTAGTGCCTTATCGTGTTCCTTGATTGCCGATTCAAACGGCGCAACACCGCCAAGGGTGATTGCGATGAGACCTGAGACAGCATCGAACGCTTCTTGATCAACACCATCCATCTTACCTTTCTCAACGGCGGCAATCAGTGAATCGGATTGCTTCTCGATCTTCTTGCGGTCCTTTTCTTCATCGAACGTCGAGTAGCCATAGACGTTGAACCGGATAAATGATCCGAGCTGCAAGCGGATACTGTTCTTGACCTTGATAAGATAAAGGCGGCGGCGGTGGTGCGCGCGCATCTCGTCACAAAGGTCTTCAAGGGCGGGGGAGGCACCAGCCTGATGGGTGTCGGGTATGCAGTGGCCTCCCCCTTCGGCGGCATGCGAGACTCCGCCGAAATCTTCATTCTCTCTCATTGTCTTCTCCTGTTAATGGGTGGGGCAAGCGGCCCTTGGATAACACTTGAACTTTGGCCCCACCCTCCCTTGCGGGATGGTTTGCGGGAGACACTAGACGCATGGGTGTCAGACAGCCCCTGGCCTCCCGCACCCCTTTCGGGGAACTAAACCTGTGTCTGGTTGTCGATCCGCTTCATCAATTTCTCCGCAGATTCTTCCGTCCAGAAGTCAGAACACGGCTTGCTGCCCGGCGGCATCGGATGCGCCAGCGCGTCGAATATCTTGGACTTCTTGGCATGACGTACTGAAAGGGTCTGCAACTGATCCTTGGTCAACGTCCCGACCTTGCCGAACTCGGTGTCCCAATCCAGCAATGACCCGTAAACTTGAGACACCATGCGAATGGCTGATTTTCTCGGGCCGGGGGATGGTTTGGGCGGGACACGTCCACAATGGGTATCAGTAATGCCCTGGTCCCGCCCTGCCACGTCCCGGAGGTACGCGGCAATCCTGTCATCGCGTGTCGGGGAGAACAGTTCCCACAACAGCGTTGCGTCTTTCCTCACCATATCAGTGAACAGCTTTTGCGCCCGCTCGAAGCTCTGACCTGATTGCCCAATGGCGTCCTTCGCCACGAGCATCAGACGTTCATCTACGGGCTTAAACCCCGCTGCACCAAATGCTTCTTTCATTGCTGTTGCACCCATCACGCCACCGCCCTCTCACCCGCGTTGAACAGCTTGTCGAGGATCTCCAGACCGTCCAGTAGGTGCTTATCGGATCGGCGCTTGCGGGCGTGAAACAGCATTGACGGATAGCGGCTGTAGACCGCCGCATTGTCCACCGCGTCCTTGATGGCGCGTGAGTGTGATGCCAGCAGGTTTGCAGCCTCCCAGTAGTCGCGCTCGCATTTCTCCATCGCCGCTTCGGACAGTTCGGGGCTGCCGTCGCTTGTCCCCGGCGTGGTCCTGCCGAATACCCGCCCGTATAGTTCCGCGTACTTCACGCCAGCGTCATGCCTTGACTGGTCGATGAACTCCCGCGCCCATAGCGCACCAAGGGGATACGCGCCCCGCTGTTCGTCGCCGTTGGCAATGGAACCGATCTTCGCCTTACGCATAGCTTCTTCCTGTTGGTGTACGATTTGCAGCATGATGTCCTTTCTCGGTCTTCCTCGTTTAGCCATCTTCATTGCCTTCCCATGCCTTGAGGGCGGCGCGGGCCTTTGCGGCGCACGTGAACCCACACCCCGGCGCGTTACAGCCGAACTCCTCAATCTCGCGCAGCGCACCAACCAACCGCGCTATCTCTGCCTGTTGTGCTTCGAGGGCGGCGGCAAGAGCGTCCATCAACGAAGTGTCCGAACCCCATCCGATGCGCTCGCCAAGCTGGAGTGCCGCAGACATATTCCTCGCCCGCCCCACCAGTTCCGCTATGTCTGACTTGGTGATCATGGTATCCACCTCCATATCCGCACCGGCCATAGGGCCAGCGTCTTCAGGTATTCGAGTGCGCCCGCATCGGGTTCCCTGACGATATGGTACAGGGCAGCGATCAGGCCCATCAGGGCGTAAGCGAATAGTGCGTAGGTCATTGTCATCAATCCTCTATAGTCTTGACCCTTGGTGATTCCCTGAGCGAAGGCATAGTACGGCCCTAGACCGTTACCAGCCTCCGCGTGAAGTCTTGACCCTCGGAGCCAATCCCTTCGCTTGTGGCCCCCACGATGCCGACAGTGGCCCATGAGGTTGGCGGCTGCTTATCGGGTGTCTGTCCCCGATGAGTGCGGCGCTCCGCCTTTCGTACTCGCCTGCCCGGTTATGCACTCGCCCCTGGTACCGGATTGAACAGCACGCCCCAGCGTCACATCCCGCCGACGTGCTGCCTTTGAGATCACCGCAGGTTCACCACCTTCCGATCCGTCATAATCTCCTGTACCCGGTCCCAACGCGCGGCCATCTCGCGGCGCTCGTCGTCTTCAAGGTCCATGAACCGGCCTTTGTTCAGCCACGTTCTCGGGTGCGGGATGAAGCACAATGCCGTGTCCTGCTCGTTCCACTGCCAGCGGGAAGCCTTCATGGCCTCGACCAGTTCTTGCGGCGTGGCTTGCAAGTGCAGCTTGTGACGGTTGCCGTCCGGGTCCACAGATGTGGTCTCGATGCCGCCGCCAGTGATGCCGTTGAACAGCGCCATGCACGTTGGCTTGTCGATCTTGCGGCCCGGCGGACATACCGCCCAGAAGTCGTTGAATGTCATTCCGCCGCCACCTTCATAAACAGCCCGCACTCGCGCATGTATTCCGTCTCCGCCCGCGCGGCGCACTCTGGGCATGCGTCAATGCCCCGTATCGTACCCTCAATGATCCAGACGAATGATCCGTCATCGGTCACGACACGCCGCCGCTTCGGTACCTCGCGGTAAATCTCGCACGTTCCCTTGCATGTCTTGCACGTCATGCGGCCCTCCGGCGATGCGCCTCGATACCGTAACTGATCGTCTTGTAGTCGCGCTCGAACAGACAAGCGATGTACTCCAGCTTGAACCCGGCGCTGCGAAGGCGAGAGAACACCTCTTGCCGGGCGTGGCTGATCTTCGGCAAGCGGCTGCGACCAAGGATGTCCTGAACGTCCACACCGCGCAGTTCAGACACCTCGTGAAGGGCTAAGTGAAACTCGGCGTCACCGGACGTGATGGCTGATAGGTTCCCCCTATTCCCGA